GCGGTTGGTTAGACCTTACCAGACAGGCATTCCACCTGCTAGACTACTCGCCCTTGTCTGGGCGCACAACTCCGATTTATCATAATCATTCTACCATACCGTTATGAATAAATCATCTCATGCAAAACAATTTCTTCTGCCCGATTGTGAATGTTATTGCAACGCTGCACCCATTCCATCTGACAGATACTCTTTAATTCTTCTGTGACCCCCTCAGCAGCTTTCATCTGCTCTATGATTGTATCTAATCGCTTCTGTGCCTGTTCGTTCAGATCTGCAAGATATGTCCATAATTCCCCTGTCAGGGTCAATGTATTCAATCTGGCTGGGTGGACTTCTCTTAAATATTCCCGGTGCATCCGTCCGTACTTTCCGATAGGGCGGTGTTCCTCCGGCAATTTCAAATCTGGTAAATAATAATCTCCATTCAGAGTGTAATGCAGTCCGTTTTTCTCTTCATAAATGTGTTTCTTTAATCCGCTCATATTTTTAATCTCCTCATTCTGGTTTGTTGTTTCTGCAAGTCTGACTCTCCAGAAATATTGGTAAATCATTGGTAAAATCGAGAATTGAACACAAGAAATGCTATTTATAGAAGTATTTAAGACGATTTAAGACTTTTTCTCACGAACAGTAAATCCTGCCGTGACATACAAATAGTACTTTTATCATTGTTTTGTTTCTCCTTGTTTTGCCCCAGAATTCCCTGTTTTGCAGGTTTTCTGGGGTTATTGTGATATGCTCTGAAATTACAGATTGTGGCAAATCAGAGCAAGATTGAGCAAGTTACTACTACCTGTTAGTAGTAAAATTAGTAGTAAAGCAGAACTTTTTACTACTAAGCCATTTTTAACACACCACAAGTTACCTCAGAAGTATGCTTTGAAGAAATCTCATACGAAATAGTCTCTGGAACATTTTTAAATACTAACACTGAAGGAAGTGCCATTTTAGTATTATGTTTCAAATAGTCTAAATGAATCACCAGAACATCTTCATCGTCTTTTTCATATATCTCAAAACAAAAAATTTGATTTATACTATCTTCATATTTCTGCTTACTATCTTCATATTCTTCTTCGACAGATGGTTGGTTAAATGGAGTATTTATTCTATAATTAATTCTTGGCGGCAACATCGGGTATCCTACATAGCCAATTACTTTATCTGTCTCTCGCATTTTAAAAACTGATTCTGTAAATTGCATTTCATTAAAATCGTCAATCGTCAAAATACCTGGTATCGGTAATTCTTCCTTCTTTACAATATTTCCTTTTCCTACATGAAGTTTCACATCAATATCTTCATCATATGTTGTTCCGTCATTTGCCAACACCAATTCTACTATCTTGTAACTATCTATGATGCCTAAGAATTCACGATATTCATCCAATTCTTCTATTTTCCAATATATATCCTTTATTTCTGAATAGTGCTGTTTTTCATCATCGTTTCCATTTAAAGATGACCCCCCACCACCCAACACCGGATTAAGCAAAGATTTTGATACAGTCAAATTTCCAACATTCCAAAATGCATCATCAATAGTTATTCCCAAACGATTTGAGAAAGATAATATTTTTTTCTTCCATTCCTCTTTTATCTCAGCATTTGATGTCAAACCTTTGAAAAAATCTGTTTCTTTCAATGTCAATTTGGTACCATCTATCTCTATTACCTTATCTTTTTTTTCTTCACAATTCACTTTTTCAATACGTGGTTGCAAAACAATACTTTTTGTCTTTTCTATCCTCTCAATAATGTCCGTTTCCATTTTAGAAACAAATTTTCCATTAATATAGTCTGAATGCAAAACTGTTACACATCCTTCTTCTGAATCATTATAATCTTCAATAATTAATTTTGATTCTTTCTGACTTGATATTGTTACCTGCTTTTCTCCCATAATTATTGGCAAAAAATACATTGTGAGATGATTACTAAAAATTTTTCTAAATTCTTCAATATTACTTACTGAGGAATATGTACCATACTTTTCTTTTCCCTCATATTTTGCCTTGAACTCTTGCACTTTCTTATATTGCTCAAGATCTACTTTATTTAAATCTACTGATTCTGTAACAAAATATGTAAAAACTTGTTTTCCGGCTGAGCGCATTTCCTCAATTTCTTCTTCCGTTCCAGAACCATATTTGTCTGTTGATGTACCAAATCGTGTCCAAAATATAGCAACAGCAGCATCACAATCTCTCACAAACTGTTTATTTAATATTTCCTGCGGCCTATCTCCTGATTGGGAAAAACTACTTATTGACCAATGTTGTCCTACTATTTCAGCATTATTAAGTCTGCCGATAGTTATATTAAAACTCTCTATACACTCCTTAACCACATCAACATACTTGGTAACATCCCCAGGACATGATATCAGCAAATCATATGCTGTAATATTTTTTCTAGGCATACTATCCCTCCAATGCAATATTAATCCAAAATATATTATATCAATAGCTTCTTGTTTTTTCCACAAAAAAACGCCCCAGCCTAAGCCGGTAAAAATGTCAATATTAAATGCGACACTTTTTTTAATTTTTTTCTACCCTATTTTCCTTACCTCTTCCGTGAATAATTCCCCAGCAGTCCTATATTCATGTATCCGGCGTGGGTAGTTGTTTATCCAATTTTCTATATTCTGTATTTCTTCATCAGTCTTACTGTCGAAATTTTCCCCTTTTGGTATCTTCCGGCGCACCAGCTTATTTGTAACCTCATTTGTCCCACGCTCCCAGCTGCTATACGGGTGGCAATAATATAGCTTTGTACGTTGTTCTCCCTCATTCAATATAGAGCGTTCCAATTCCTCACAATATGCAAACTCGCTGCCATTGTCTACCGTTATTGTCTTAAACACTTGCTTAAATAGTTCGCCCCATTTTCTCTCTAATCTGTCTACTGCGCTTACTACCTCTGCTGCCGTGTGTGCGGGCAGCTTAAAAATAATTTCCGCTCTTGTTTTTCTCTCTGTCAACACAAGCAGGCTGTTTTTTGATTTCCCCCGTTTGCCTATTACGCTGTCCATTTCCCAATGTCCAAACTCCTTACGCTCTTCCACCTCGTCCGGGCGCTTTTCAATGCTTGTGCCTGCTGCCGCTCTGGTCTGTTGCTTATCCACTTTGTTATATTTCCGCTTTTTATTTTTCTTCACTGGCAGATTTTTATTTGTCAGCCTTAAAAATATCCCCTTATCAATATAGCTGTAAAGAGTGGTTACGCATATCGTTGTTTTAAATTCCCCCTCTTTTCCCTGCGCCTTAATTTCTCCCAGTACCGCTGCTGGGCTATAATCTTCATTTATTATTTTGTCCTCTATGTAATTCGCAAGTTTTATGTCATTCCCTATTTTAAGTACCCCGCCCTTACTTTTCAAATTTTCTCTATACTTATCGTCGGCAATATCTGGGCTATAGCGTTCCTCTGTCGTAAGGTCTGAATTAAGCGCCGTAAATATCCCCCGCTTTACTTCTCTGTATATCGTGCTGCGGTGTACGTGCAGTAGGTCTGCAATTTCTCTTATGCAATGCCCTGCCTTTAATAACGCCTCTATTTTTATCCTATCTGCCTTTGTCAGATGCTTAAAGCCCTTTGCCATTTTCTCTACCTCTCTTTTGTTCTATATACGATTAAAAGCCGCAAACTCTTTTACAAGTCTGCGGCTTATGCCTTTTTCTATTGTATACTTTTTGCCGTAGTTTTCCATTGCTATTTTAATCCTAACATTTCATCAGCAGAAACATTAAGCTCTCTACAGATTTTTGCAAACATTTCTAGCGTTGGCGTGCGTTCTCCATTTTCCCAGCGGCTAATATCCTTTTGATATACTTGCAGGCGTTCCGCAAGTTCTTTTTGAGAAACGCCCGCCGCTTTCCTTGCTTTTCTAATATTTTCTCCTATCATACTTTACCTCTTTTCTCTCTGGCTCTTAATACCAGTGCTACGCATAACTTTACTGCGCCTACTGCTACCAGAAAAATACCTAATTTTAAAATCATGCTCTTTACTCGGCTTTGGGTTTATGTTATATTCTAAGTAGGCGGTGGGCTTTCGCCCACCTGATACTTAATTTAATAGCTTATCTATTATAATAAGTATCGTTCCTACGATTAAGTCTATCAGTGCATTGACTGCCAAATCTTGCCACTTGATAGGCTTTTTCTTATGTTTCTTTTTCTTACCCATTGTGCCGTTTCTCCTTTCTAACGCTTTGCGTTTATTTGCTCTTTTCTCCTTTCCATGTTTTTATTATATACCCGTTTGGGTATATTGTCAATACTTTTTCAGCAATTATCAAAAAAATAAGGGTGTGCCGCACATAAACCGACACACCCAAACACTTATACCAACTTTGTGCAGTAGTCAAGACTTACCCAGCCTGCGCCACTTTTCAGCTTTCCCCAGCCTGCCGTACTTCCCTTTCCTGCCTTTTCTTCCACAATCGTAAATACACCTCTGCCCGTATATTCTCCCGTTGCTGCATAATTCGTACCTGCTCCCGTCCTTATTCTAAGGTCGTCAATGTCAATCTGCACTTTATACGGCACTTTCTTTGTCGCCTGCTTGCTATATACTGCTTTCCCGTTCCAGTCATAGGCTGTATAGCCCGCTTTGCAGGCGTTCTTTGCGTTTTCCAACTCTTCAAACGCTCCCAGCTGGCTTGCTGCATCTTCCCAGCTCTTACGCACCCGGTACAGCTTTTTAATGTCTGGCGTTACCGCTCCCTCTGCATACTTTTTATAGTATCCGTCGCCATATCCTGCCCGCTGTTTCTTCACGTTTTCGCTCTGGTCGGCTGGCTTTTCATACCCAGTAAGTACCGCATCAGACGCAGCACGTACAGACGTTGCGCTTTTTAGAGTATCCATAACGGACTTGTACCCCTGCAATTCTTTCCACAAAAAGGCAAGCTGCATAGCAAGGTTTCCAATAGACACGCCCGCAGCTTTCGCATAATCAAAAAGTGCCTGCTTTCTGGTGTAAAACGTCCACTGTGCCAGCCCATAGCCTGCACTATCATTTACAAAATTACCGTAGCTGCCAGCGTCTACCGCTTTTGTATACTCTTCGTCCCCCATTCCCAGCTTATTATTATAGGTATTCTGTAAATTGCACGGGTTAAGCCCGCTTTCTGCAAACAGATTCCCCATTAAGCCAGCCACCGCATAGGCATTTAACCCTTTTTTCGTGAAAAAGTCCCAGATTTCTTTTTCTTGTACGTTCCCAGTATCCGGCTTGCTTTCGCTCGTTTTCGGATATACCGCTTTGCCGTTCCAGTCGTAGACTGTATACCCCGCTTTGCACGCTTTCTTTGCGTTTTCCAGCTCTTCAAACGCTCCCAGCTGGCTTGCTACATCTTCCCAGCTCTTACGCACCCGGTACAGCTTATCTGTAGTCGGTGCTGCTGCTCCCCCGCTGATTTTCTTCCTAAATTCGTCCCATGTATGCGCTGTTGTATTATATACATACGGGTTCGGGCAAATCTTACCCGTAACGTCATAATGCCGGATTACACGGGACGCAGGCACATTGTACTTATCCATTAAATACCGTGTTAGTTCTGCCGCAGCCTCTACTGTTGCGTCCTCAAAATACCAGTCTTTATCTGTTGCGCCCATGCTGGCTGTATTTCTCTTTCTTACGCAAAGCTCAATACCGATACTGTTAGCGTTTCTGCACTCCCCATGCTTATAGCTGCTTGCCCCGCAGTGCCACGCTATATTAGCGTCCTCTACGCTCTGCCATATCTCCCCGTCAAACCCTACAAAATAATGAGCAGAGGCGTTACGGTTTCCCCCGGCATAATACTGGCAATTTTCCTTTGCGCCGCCCAATGCGCCTACGTAATGAATTACAATGTATTTAATGCGTGAAATACTTCCCGGATTATGATTGTATCCGCTTATCAGTCTGTTTATTTTCTTCATACTCTTTATGCCCTTTCTGAATTAAAATAAGCGCCTGCGGTTTCCCGCAAGCGCTCCGTGCTACTCTGCCTTACTCTTCTGTTACTTCTCCCTCTTCAAGTCCAATATTCGCACTGTCTGTAAGCCCCTCTCCAATGATATAAGCCACTACGGACGCTCCCGCCATAATCAGCGCTGTTACCTGTGTTGCGGTATTTTCTGCGCCGCCAGTCGCTACAATCATCATGGAAACAAACGACGCTACCGCCGTCCACAATTTTCTACTTGTCAACTTCCTTACCCAATCAATTTTTTTCATAATACTTTGTCCTTTCTTTACATATTCTGGGCTATCATGTAAATAAGCCCCGTTGCCAATGCACCAGCCACCAACCCTACGACGGTATCAATGGCTTTTTTCTTTACTTCGTTCCATGCGTTCCCCGGTTCTTCCTCTAATCGTCTGATACGTTCGCCCTGTTCTTTCTGTTCTGATAGCATATCCTGCATCTGTATCACTAACTTTTCAATAGATGCAGTCAACTTATGTATCGCTTTTGTATCCTCTTCAATAACTGCAATTCTTTTGTTCTGTCTGTCGTCCTCGTCTCTAATCCGTTCCAGTTCTACTACCAGCGCCTCATTTCCGCTTACCCGTATTCTGTCTCGGTTTCTCCACCATTTACCCACAACCTTGCTGCCCTTTCTTTTAATTCTCCTGCATCATAGCCCGCTGCCTGCTCCCATTGCTCCAACGTTTCCACCAGTTCCACAATCAACGCACTTTGCTGCTGTATAGTTTTCTGCTGTTCTTCCAGCGTCTTTAGTAAGGCGTTTCCTGCCATTTATGAAATGCTGCCCCCTTTCTTTTCCGCCGCCTGCGCCAGCATGATTATTTTCTTTCGTAAATTATAGCTGTCGGCGTGTCCTGCGTGTCCCGTCCAGCTCTGTATACTCTTTTGTAACTGCTCTTTTGTAATCTTTCCTCTTTCGTACTTCTTAATGGTTTTCTTGATACGCTTAACGCTGTCTGGTCTTACTTTCCTATGTGTTGCACGGTGTTTGTATCCCACAAAATCTATGCCATTCTTTGCGGCTAAAATCGTCGTCTTAGGGTTCAGCTCTAACCGCAGTTCGTCTCTTAAAAATCTTTCAATCTCTGCCAGCCAGTACCGCAGCTTTTCCTTGTCTGGGCTAAGTATTATAAAATCGTCCATATACCGCACATACATACCAACGCCCAGCGTATGCTTTGCGTACTGGTCTAACTTATTGAGATAAATATTAGCAAACAGCTGGCTTGTAAGGTTTCCTACTGGTATCCCTACACCGTCTGGCATCTGCCCGTTATGGTCTATTATCCGGTCTATCAGTACAAACGCTTTCTTGTCCTTAATGACTTTTCTTATCTCTGCCTTAAGTATCTCGTGTGTGATGCTCTGGAAGTAGTGGTGTATGTCTGCTTTGATTGCATATAGCGGCTGGTCTTTATGGTACTTGTCCCAATCATATAGCCAGCGTTGCAGCGTATCAGAGGCAGCGTGCATACCTTTATCTTTCCGGCAGGCGTAAGAATGGTAAATAAACCTTTTATTAAAAATAGGCTCTAATACATTGTTTATAGCGTGCTGTATTACTCTGTCGTAGAACGGCAGCGCCATTATCTGCCTCTCTTTTGGCTCATATACTTTAAAATACCGATACTCTCCCGGCTCATAGGTAAGCCCTAAAATATCATTGCGTACCCGTTCCAGATTTTCTTCTTTGTCTTTGGTAAATATCAGCACATCTTTTCTGTATCTCTTGCATTTCCTCGCTTTATTGTAGGCTTTTTGTATGTTTCCACTGTCTGCCATAGCCTCAATAAGCGTAACCGCCTTTCCGTCCCGGTCTTTTATATGCCCTATTCGTTTCATTATAAAAAGCTCCTGCCTTTCGCCGCAGCTACTAACCAGCAGCCTTACTTTTTCTCTTTGCCTTACGGCGGGACAGCCGCTCTGACTATAGGCTATTAAGTATTAACCTATCTTGCTAGTGTTCCGTAGATACGCTAAGCCTAAAATACTTTCACTAAGTCACACGCCCCACGCACGCCAATATTCGTGTTGACATTCCACGGGTAATTGTTGCAATTCACGGCACGTGCGCCCGCATTAGCGCCATTGTTCCAGTTGCCGCCCGCTATCAGCGCCGCCAGAGGGCTGTAGTAAGCAGCTGCCCCATATTTATGCTACTTTGTAGCCTTTACCTCTTCTATAATTTCTGCCAGCATTACGCCCAGTTCCTTTAATTTCCTACAGCTTACGCCGTAATGCTGGGCGTTCATTGCGCTGTATCCTAAGTCATTTGCCAGCCGCAGCAATTCCTTACTTTGCTGCAATGCCGTATCCGCTGCGTATAAATGGCTCTTTGTTGCCGTTTTCTGCCACTTGATAACATCTTGCAGCATTTCCAGTATTGCGTTTCTGGTCGCTGTCTGTAAGCTGAATTTTTCATACTTCGGATATTTGCTTAGCAACGGATAAATGTATAGCAGAAAATCATATATTTTCTGGTGTAGTCTGTCGCTTTTGTCTCTGGTCGTCATTTTCTCTACCCTCTTGTATCGGCTGGGCTTTCGCCCGCCGTCTACAGACTGTCACACGCCCCACGCACGCCAAAAGCCGTGTGGACAAGCCACGGGTAACTGCTGCAATCCACGGCACGCGCGCCCGCAGGAGCGCCACTGCGCCAGCCGCCGCCCGCTACCAGCGCCGCCAGAGAATAAGCGTAATACTGGTAGATGTTACCAACGTCGTACTTTGTCCCCTCGTCACGCAACGGGCTTTTTAAGTCCCAACCCCAGCCCTCGCTTGCGTGGTAATCTTTGTTTGTTGCGTGTTCTGCTCTGGTAATCAAATCGTTAAGCCATTCCCATACACGCCCTACAGCATCTACGCAGCCAACGGCAGAAACGGCATTTACTACGCTGCCAGTTACTCCACGCTGTGTATTTGTGCTTGCGCTCCATGCGTTTGCATTATTCTCTGCCAATCCCTGCGGGCTGCCAAAAGCATAGGCGCAAAACTCGCTGTAATCCGGCATACGCTTACCGCTCTTCATCAGTCTTTCTGTAAATCTGTACCAGTTCATGCCCTCTGTGCCAGTCATAGGCGCACAATTATACTCTGATTTTAAGCCCTCTGCCCCGTCGTCTGAATTAAGGTAAATATCCACCCATGTGCCGCCGCCTAAATATACCATTCCCTCCGGGTTACATTTTGGGCGGTGTCCCATAGTCCATACGCTGCGTGGTACAATCCCGTTGCTTACTGCACTTTCCCAGCCAGTACCAAAAAGCGCACCACTGCTGTTTACTGGCTGCAAATTGCTGTTTACCTTACGGCAGCGTCCATAATGAAAACCGCCAATTTTACGGCTGTTGCTTGCGTTCCAGCCGCTCGGATATGTAGAGTTAAGGGAAATAATATACTGCTCGTCCTGCGCATCTACTCTGCTGTCGCAGATATACACATAGTAATCATTTCCAACGGCAAACGTTGCCCCAGTATCCAGATTAGCCGCCGTAAGTTTCGTTTCTGCGGTCTTAAAGATGCCTGCGCCGCCTACAGCAATTACGCAGCCGCTCTCTACTGTCAGCTCGTCTGCGCCGCTTGCACGCAGATACTCTCTTGTCGGCGCTACAATGTCGCTGATTGTTGCCATTTTATTTACATTCAAAAGCGCCCTGCGGTCTGTTTTTGTTACGTCGTCCACCAATAATCTACTCATACTGTTTTAAAACTCCTTTCAGTGCCTTAATGTCGTCTGCGTTCATTCCTGCTACCATTGCTACCGTTTCCAGCGCAATTACACCGCCTGCCGCCTCTACGCCCTTAGACAGCGTTAATACGGTTCTGTCGTTCCCGTTTTCTTCCATTTCCCTTGCTTTTTCGCTCTGAATATGCGTAACTGCCGTTACCTTCCCTGTCACTCCGTCCGCATCAAATACCATGCCCTCTGCCGCCTCTGCGCAGTAATAAATTGTTACCGCCTTTTTCTCCGGCGCAGTTTCTACTACGGCGCACTGGATATACCTTTGTTTTTCCAGACTTTCAATTTTTCTTTCTAAGTCCGCTGCGTTCAGCTCCCCAGCTGCTACCATTGCAAGGCAGTTGTAATAATCCGCTTTTGTTTTTAATGTCTTTGGAAATCCTTTCATAGTATCCGCCTTTCCTAAAATGTATTTGCAAGATAGGAATTACCAATATATGCAACTCCTAATACTGCCGTTTCCTCTGTTCTTTCGTAATGCTGGCTCAACCATGCTGCACCCATATAGCACAAGCCTAATACTGCATCATGGTTATAATTGATACCCCAGCCGTTTTCTACCGCAGTAAGCCTCTTGTCAAGCTCTGTCAGCGCCTCTTTTGTTTCCTTTCCACTTTCCTCTGCCTGCTGCCGCAGCCCGTCTATCGTGGCTGCCAGTTCTTCAATTTGCAGTTGCAGGCTGCCTGCAATATCTTCCCCCAGCTTGTCCTTAATGCCCTCAAACCATGTATTAAACTCGGTTTCTGCCTCTGTCTGGAAAAGCTGAATTTTTGTCATAAATTCTGTATAGGCTCTTAAAAGTTCCTCGTCCCATTTATCTAAGGTACTCTCAAAGCTGGTATAACGCTCGCTAAACTTGTTCTCATATTCTGCAAATAAGTTCTCTGTCTTGCTTACGTACTGCTCATATACCCCGGCAATTTCCTTAAGGTACTTTTCCATATTCTGCTTGTATACGCTAAACTCGTCCAGTACCGCTGCACTATAGGTCTTAAAGAAGTCGTCAAACTGCTTTGTCAGTACACTTGCGTCTATCTCTTCCACCGTTCCGGTTACAATACCGCATACGCTGCTATTAAATCTCTGGTCTGTTATGTCTTTGGTCTGTATCTTTGTAACACCTTTTCCTACGTAAATATCCGCAAGCGCCAGCTCCCATATTTCCGTACTACGTGTTACTGCTGTCGGCTGTGGTTTTGCAGACGGTGTGCCTTTCAGTACCGCTATGTAAATATCACGCTGCGGCAAGTCCCAACGCACTACCACTCTGTCTACACGGTTAAGCGCACCCTCTGCCATGTCAAGCCTTATACTGTGGCTGGCTGGGTTTTTAAAGGCATACCCGTTAATAAACGCAAAACCCGCATTTACCTTTATTTCCATGCCACTGTACGCAATCACTTGCAGCCCGTCGCTCGGTTTTGGGAAAATACCGTTTGCAATGAATGTAGCAAAATACCACGCCCAGTCCTCGGCTTTATATGCCCTGTCGTAATTTTCGCCGTCATATACTGCATTGAATGGTAAACAATTTGCCATTGTCCTTACCTCACTTTCCTAATTTTATCCACCAGAGTAGGCAGGCTTTCCCCGAATGTTGCCTCTATTTCTTCTGTGCCTTTTTGGTAAATCTCTTTTACCTCGGTTATCCGTGCATCTATCTGTATACCCCATTTTTCCTCTTTGCAAGTAATTCTGTCCCCTAAGTCAAAATCAACCTTAAACTTTAGGTTTGAGTTTGTGTTAATGGTCGATACAAAATTTATGTTTTTCCCGTATCCCTCTAACTCTGTTTCTCCCCTTGTCTTAAGCATCTGCAAATATTCGCTAAGCGGTATCGTTATCTCTGTTTCCCCGCTCTGGTATTTGCGTGCAATGTCTGTGGCATCACAAAAAACCTCGTCCAGCTCTATGCCCGTCGCTCCCTCTCCGTCCACGGTTACAATAGGCTGGCTGCCGCTGTCGTCTGCTGCTCCCTGCACATAAATAAAATTGCCGCAGTTTTCTATACTAGCTGTATATTCCTGCTCGTTTACATTGTCAAAATCTCTGGAAAATATGCAGGGCGTGTTACCCTCGTCGTTTTTCGCTGTAAGGTCTTTGCCCTTATACAGATAAAAGCCGTATTTCTTCTCTCTTTCGTTTATCAAAATGTCATAGCCCAGTTTTCCAGCCTGCGCCCGTGCTTTTACTTCTGTCCCCAGATTAGCACACACTTGGTTAGAATACTCCACTTGACTGCCTGCTATGGTTTCCTGCGTCAGCGTTTCAAACTGTTTAAACCGCCTTTTCTCTGCTGCCCCGCTGCCGCAGTTTTTCGTTACCATAGTATTTATTAAACTCTGGTTTGTGGCTGTTGCCACTATCTGCGGGTATATGCAGCGTTTTCCCAGCCAGCGGCTCAATGTAAAGCCCTGCGCCTCTATCTGCTCTAACCCGTTCTCGTCTTTCGTAATATGCACGTAGGTAATCTGTGCCGCCCTGCGCCAGATGCCGCCGTTTGCGTCTGTAATCTCCCGCTTTTCGTCATGCTTTACAATTATGTTTCCCTCTACCAGCAACTTGCTGTTGTTTTCCGTAATCGGCGCAAGCAGGCTAAATGTCCCTACGTCAAAATATTTTATATGCCATAAAAGACTAGCCAGCTCGTCGATTGCCCCCAGCGGCTCTATGGTTTTATCAAATACTCTAAGCTCCATACTTATACCCCCAGATATTCCTTGTTGTAGAAAATGGAAACCTCCATAGAATTTACGCCGCTTTCCGCATCATAACGAAAATTGTTGTCCCCTATTGCCAGCTGCATAAAAGTGCTGTCTACGTCCACGTATCGGAAATAGTCCGTTTCCTTTCCGTCCCGTATCAGTTTTGCCCCTTTGCTGCCATATTTTGTGCTTACTTCTATTGTGTCCCCAGTCTGCATTGTGACGTTGATTTTAATAAATTCCCCAGTATCCACATTTAAAAGAATAGGGTTCTTTACTGTCCCCAAAGCCACAAAACGCACCCGCATACCTGTGGATACGTCGCCCTCATTGTAGCAATCCACAATCACGCTTTCCGCTCGGTATCCATAAATCATACTCTTAGGGTTATCCTTTTCAATTACACACGGAAAATGCCACGCTGCTACCCAGCTGGCTATATCTTCCTTTGTTTCTTCGACTTCCCGCCAGAACGGGTTAAGGCAGTCAAGCGGTATGGAAAACTCTAACAGCACGCTTTTGCGTTCTATTTTCGGTTCTCCATGCAAACGGCAGTTTATGATACGCTTAAAGCCGCCAAACTCATAGGAAAGCGTACCGTCAAGCTCTGGGTTCAATACCTTAAGCATCTGGCGGCGCAGTTCGTATGCCTGCGCCTTATCCCTTGTGTTGATATGCCCCAGTATATCAATGTCCCGTGCCTCGATACGCTGCCCTACGTAGGTGTCGCCGTGCTGCCCCATACTGTTTGTGCTGTATACCACATTCGTAACGCCCGCTATTCCCTCTACGTCCTTGCTTACGTTACAGTGATATACACTTTCTGTGCTAAGCTCTATGCTTTCGCCTCTTTCGTTGATATAAGTCAGTTTTTCGTATTCCATAGGCTACACCGTCCTTGCTATCATCTTAAACTGCCTTGCTGCCTCTTTCTGCTGCTTTGCATAATCTGTGGTATTTGCGTAAATATTCTGGATAACGGTAAAACCGCCACCAGCTACGCCGCCTCTTGGTCTTGGTTTTGGCTTGTCCCCGTCGTCGTCAAAATCAATGTCTTTTCTTACATCAACCTTTACGCCAGTGTCAAACTCTCTCGGTATACTCTTCTCAATCATTCTGTTTACGTTGTCCATTTCATCAGAAAAGCCTACGCCAATACCCTGCGCCATGAATTTACCAACCTCGTCACGGAACTTTTTTGACGGGCTTTCAATTCCCAAAGCGTCCTTTGCTGCGTCAAGCAAACTATTTGCAAGGTTTGAAACTTTATCTTTCAGCCAATCCCAGCCAGAGCTTATGCCGTTCCAGATACCGCTTACAATATTGCTGCCGATTTCTGCAAACGTACTTCCAATATTTGAAAATACGCCGGTGATACCGTCAAGCACCATTCGCATACCCTCTACGGCTTTGTTTTTTACCTCAGTCCCCCACTGGGCTACTTTTGAAATTGCGCCGGATATGCTGTTATAGATTTTTTCCGGCACTTGTGTAACCACATTTACAATGCCCGTTACCATGTTATTCATTACCTCACGGGCTTTTGAAAGCATATTGCTGCCCCATGTGGCTACACGACTTACCGCCCCTACAATACAGTTCCAAATTTTCTGCGGCACTTGTGTAACAATGTTCACAATGCCAGTTACCATGTTATTCATTACCTCACGGGCTTTTGAAAGCATATTGCTGCCCCATGTGGCTACACGACTTACCGCCCCTACAATACAGTTCCAAATTTTCTGCGGCACTTGTGTAACAATGTTCACAATGCCAGTTACCATGTTATTCATTACCTCACGGGCTTTTGAAAGCATATTGCTGCCCCATGTGGCTACACGACTTACCGCCCCTACAATACAGTTCCAAATTTTCTGCGGTGTCTGCTGCACAATGGTTACAATGTTCGTAAGCATTGTGTTCATAACCTCTTTTGCTTTGGTCTGCATATTTACGCCCCATGTGGCTACTCTGGTAACTGCACCTACAATGCCGTTCCAAATTTTCTGCGGCAGTTCCTTAACAATGGTAATAACCTTTGTTATAAACTCCGTAATCACGTTGCCGCCTTTTTCCTGCATACGTGTGCCCCACTCGGCTATTTTATTTATACCGTCTGCTATTGCTCCGGCAATCTGCCCCGGCAACTCTGCCAGCTTTCCTATAATAGTGTTTACCAATTCTACGGCTGCGGCTGCAATTCTCGGCAGTCCCTCAATCAGTCCCGTTACAATGGCTACGATAATCTGCGGTACTGCCGCAATCAAAAGCGGGATTGCGTTAATAATTCCGTCTACCAGCGCTACCACAATCTCTGCGGCATTTTCCAAAATAAGCGGGATACCCTCAATCAGCGCATTTATAATAGCTGTTATAATCTGCGGCAGCCTTTCGATAATCACGGGCAGCGCCTCTATAATTCCGTCCGCAAGCCCGGTTACAAGCTGTATCGCTGCATCAATCAGCATAGGCACATTGTTTACCAGCGTTTCCACGATTGTAAGCACTGCATCTATCACACTTGGTATCAGCTCCGGCAATGCCTGCCCCAGTCCCTCTGCCAGTCCTGCAATAATCTGTACCGCTCCCTCTGCTATATCTGGTATCAGCTCTACAATACCGTCAATCAGCGTTGTTACGATTTCTACGGCGCTCTCTGTCAGAGTGGGAATAGCTGTTATAATCCCGTCTACAAAAGACGTTATCATGTCTACCCCAGCCTGCACGATTGTAGGCGCACTGTTTACTATGCCGTCTGCAAGCCCGGTTACAAGCTCCACAGCAAACGTGGTAATCTGTGGCAGCATATCAGAAAGCCCGCTTACCATATTTGCTAAAGCGTCCCCAAAACTCTGCGCCATTTTCCCCATATCCCCGCCTGCTGCGGCTGCTCCCTGCTGCAATTCATTTGCAAACTGGCTGAAAATCGGTAATGCCTGCTCTCCGATAGGCATAATAAAGCTGGTCTGCAATATCCTGCCTGCGCCCTGCATAGCCTCTCCGAATGTGTCATACTTAACGGCGTTAATCTGTCCCATTGCGTCCGTTGTCTTGCTTATCTGCCCCTCAACGTCCATAAGGGAAGTGCAGGCATCAGCGCCCATATCTTCCCACATAGTACCCATAAGCCCTACGCCTGCGGTATACTGTAGGCTTTCGTCGTCGCAGTTCTTCAGCGCCTCGCTTATCTGGCTCATTGCCTCTTTTGCACTATCTCCCCCGGCTTGGAATTTTCCTACCATTTCGTCTGCGTTCAATCCCAGACTGGTAAGGTATTCGTTTGCCGTGCCGTCATTCATTCGTATATTAAACTCTTTGAAAGCGTCGCCCATTTTGTCAATGCTCCATACGCCCTCATTTGCCCCATTCTGGATAGAGTTAAACATATCCTCTGCGCTTAATCCCGCCTGCGCATACTGGTTACTGTATTCATTGATAACGTCCAGCAAGTCCCCGTTCTGGTTAAGCCCCTGCTGCGCTCCCTGCGCAATCAAGTTATATGCCTCGTCGCCGGATATTCCAAACTGCTGCATCAGTTGCGTTGCAGCCCTTGTACTTTCCGCTACGTCCATTTCAAACGTATCACGCAGGGTTAATGCGTTTGTTGTCATTTTTTCCAGCTCGTCCGCTCCCAAATCGCCCGCCTGCTGCTTGACTGTTGCCATAGACGCTGCTATATCTTCAAAGCCCTCGCCATAATTGCCGTTATAGATATCCTCCATAACTTGCTTATACTGGTCTGCCTCTTCTGTCGCCGTTCCCGTAGATGCGCAAAAATCATTTAACGCCCCTTTCGCCTCGTCCGCTTGGCTTACCGTATATGCAAGTCCTGCTACTACTGCTGTGCCGATTGCTGCGGCTGCCGTACCTATGACGGTTACGCCTTTTGCCATTGCGCCGCCCAAACTTCCCATTGTTGCTGCAAATTTGCTATGACTTACCTCTGTTTCTTTTATCTGGTTATCAACCTCGTATAACGCCGCTTTTTCCTTATGTAATTTCTCTTCCAGTTCCTTTGCCTCTTGGCTGTTTTCTCCATATTGTCTTTTTATGCTTTCGTAGGCTTTTTCTGTTTCCGAAACTTTTTTTGCCTGCTCTGCATATGCCTTTTTTAAAATATCCTGCTTTTCAGCCACTGCCTTTGCAGTCGTTTCATTTGTCTTATATTTTGCATTTACTTCCGCAAGTTCTGCGCTTAAAACAGATAAATTTTTATCTATTCCTTGACACGCTGCCGCATATCGGTTCTGTGCCTGCACACCCTCCGACATTTGATTTTCTATGTTTCGTAAAGCGTTTTCTGTATCATAAAGTGCCGCCTCTGCATAATTCAAATCTCTTTGCAGTTTTTGTGTAGCCTCGCTGTTCCCTCCCGTCTGCTGGGCGCATCTTTCTAATGCTTTTCGTGCATCTTCTACTTTCCTTGCCTGCTCATCATATTTTTGTGACAAAACATTTTGTTTTGCCCCTAATGCCTCTATGCTATTTTCGTTTCCTTTATATTCTGCGGTTACTCGGCGCATTTCAGCATTAAGGTTTCTTAAATTGTTGTTTATATCCTTGCAGGCTGATTTATATTCTGCCTCGCCGTCAAAGCTAAGCCTCGTTTTTATATTTTCTGTTTTATCAGCCACTTTACTACATACCCCCTAACGCTATATCAATGTCGTCCATTTCCTCTGCGGCTATCGGTTCTGCCACCCGCTCTTGTCGGAAAATGTGCGGGTTATATTCCTTGTGGTACTTAAACAGCGTCACAATCTGATACGGCGTTTTTCTCCACGCCTCACGCTCTCTGTACCCCAGCAGTCCGATTGCGATATACAAAAGCCGTGCAGTATCTAATTTTCCTGCACGGCTGCCATTTCCCCCGTTTCACTTTCTCCGCTTTCCTCTTCGTCTCCGTTTCCGTCTCCGGCTGTCCCAACGGCAAAAGATGCAAAGATAGCGTTCTGTACTTCTCGCATATTTCCCAAATGTATCATTCTGCCTACTTTTTCTTCTGTTAAAAGCTCTGCGTTTTCGTCCTCTTCTAACAGTCCCTCATTTATCAGCATAGTAAGTAGCCACTTGGTATCCTTTATCCAGTCTGGGTTATTCTGGTTAAATACTTCTGGCAGCTTGTCATATCCCCCGCATTTTTCCTGCAATTCTTCCAGTGCATTAAGAGTAAAAAGTAATCTGTACTTTTTTCCTTTCAGTTCCACGGTATAACCGCCGTTATTCATTGCGCTCATTGCATAAAATTAAGGCGCAGCCTGTGCTACGCCTTTCTCCTTTCCTCGTATTCTTTTATACTGCTGTCATTTTCGGCGCTGGCTCTGGCACTGTCGTAAACCATGTTGTCGCCGCTTTGTCTTTCTCCGTTCCCACAAAGTCCGCTTTCCATTTTGCATCTTTCTTTCGCTTGTAGAAAGTTGCTGTAATTTCCGGTGTCTGAAATTCGATTTTTTCCCCTTTTGTCTTGTACTTCTCTCCCGGTACTTCAAATTTGCATTTCAATAACCAGATATATCTGTATCTGCCGCCAGTTTTGGCAGCTCTAAAACCAATAGCCAGAAACGGCGGTTCGTCATCTCCACCAGCCCACACTACCTTGTTTTCGTCTACCAGCTGCCCCAGTACCTCTGCCAGTGTTTCCGGCGTAAGGTCTTTAATCCCCAGTTTTAATGTTCCGTTTGTAAATTCTTTTACGCTCTCACTTAATGCGTCGTCTGCGTACAAGTCTGCTGTTTCTGTTTTTACGGATAAATCAGCTTCCATTGCCTCTGCCATTTTTTTAGGCTCTCCGTAAGTTTCTGCACCCTCTGATTCCGTGCAGACAGCATAATAAAGGTCTTTTAATCCTAATGTCATTATTTTTGTCACTCCTTTAACAGTTCGATTGTTATAGGTACTATCCAGTACCCGGTGTCATTTTCTTTTGTTTCCGCATCTACGCTGTTTATGTAAGCGCCTGCTGCCGTCAGCACTTCTAGAGTTTTGTTTAGCTGCGCCTCAAAATCTCCCTTATGGAAAAGCGTAATTCTATACAATTCCCTGCCTGCTGCCTCTTTATCGTCGGCGCTCACTGCCGCCCCTTTCAACAACCGCAAAAATGTATAATAAGCTGGCGGTTTTTTCTTCCCAGTAAATACGCCTCTTTCCGCTGGCAGTCCTGCACTTTCTAAAACACTCTGTAAGCTATCCATTTGTTTCACGCTCCCATATTTCCAGCTGTGCCTCTACTACTTTCTCCTGCGCTTTCTCGTTTGCTACAGTCATATAAGGGCGTGCCTGCTGGCTGCTTGTCCCATATTCTGCTACAAACCCAATAGTCGCATAACGCACATTGCTTTTGTCGCCCTTTCTATCGTTTCCGTGTCTTGCCCTGCCCTGCGGATAAACATCAATATGTTTTTCTCTATCCCCACCTTTTACTTTTGTTGGTTTTATTGCTTGTATAAAACCTGCCGTTTCTTCAATGCCCATAGCCTTTGCCTCTTTCCTTTGCGCCTCTACCAGTACCGCTGCTCCTGCTTGTAGCATTTTAGGTACGGCTCTTGTTGCCGCCTGCTCTCTCCTACTAAATCCCTCTATAATCTCTTCCAGTCCTACTGTGTTAAATTCTGCCATTTATCCTGCTCCCTCTGTTGCTTTTAATTCGACAATGTTTTATAATTTTCTTAAAATCATTTAGAAAGGTTGTGTTTATAAAATGAAAAAGAAAACTATAGTTTTTTCCTGCCTTGCCGTCTTATTTCTTTTATCCTCTTTTAGCGGTTTTTCAGACGGTCTTTCTTCCGGCGGCGTTATCTGCTTTATCATTTGTGGTATTTTTGCATTTCTGGCTTTCCGTTCTGTGAAAACAGTTGCAAAAACAAATAATGAATTGCCGCACACTAATAATCGCTCTACCCCCCAGAACAAAAGTTCGTTTTTTCAGTCCTCACAGAATAACCCAGTATCTTCTCCCAGCACGCCTGCGCATAATCAGTCAAAATACTTATTTGCTCCTATAAAAGTCGCTGGCGTAACTTTCAATAATGACGACGGTACAGACAGACAACTTATTTTGCGTAAACTTCACTTTCGTGATAACCCATTTAGCAAATACGTTGACGTGGAAATAAAGCAATATGAGTTTAAAGGTTCGCCTGCCTATGGCATCTATGCAAATGATATGCAAATCGGAAATATACCCGCTAATTTAGTGTCTTTTATGCAGGACAATATAGAGCGTATTGAGAGTATTAGCCATATTGATGTATACGGAGGCGGTCACAAAGACGGTAAGCCGATTTCTTACGGCTGTAAAATCATACTGCGCTTTTTAAAAGACAATCCGCCTATCAATGTTCCAGACACTTTAAAGATAAATGATTAGTATTCACTGCGGCGGTATCCCCGCCGCTTTTCTATACCTCTCTATCCTTATATCGCAAGTCTGTTAGCGTAAGCTCTACCGTGTCGTCGTCAATGTCATACGTCTTAAGTACAAAATATGCTTTTCCGTCCACCTCTACGGTGTCCTCGCCCTCATAATCTGCCTTGTGTACGTCGCATTTCCGCTCTACTACTTTCCCGGTCTGCTGGCTCTTGAAATACTCGTTATAGCCTACTGATTTCATGTTACAAAAAACAGTACGCCTACTTTCTTCGCCCTGCTCTGCAAAGCCGTTACTGTTTACCCTTTTATCTGGCTCTGTCAGTTTTACAAGCGTTAATTCGTCCACCCATTCTGCCATTTTATCCCCCGCTTTCTCGTCTCTTGGTGTCCGTTTCGGACACAGCGCCTAAATATGCACTTCCGCAATAGCAATTTCCCAAATATGCTGCGCCGCTCCTATAATGTAAATCATCTATACGTTTATCCAGCTTATCCATGTTATCGTAAACTTCATTAAACGTATTATTTATGGCTTGCATATTAAGCAGCTCTCTGCCCTTAATTTCACTAACCAGAAACTTTAATCCGGAGAAACTAAACCACCTCATAGCAGTATCTCCATTAAGCAAATAATGCTTTTATTTCCTGCTGTGTAATTTCTTGCAAATCAGATTCTGTCAATGCCTTAATGCCCTTTGTTGCTGTAAATTTTCCAGTTTTACTGTCATATGTAAGTTCAGTTACTACATTCCCTACTCCTGCCGCACCTACAGATAAATCACCCAGCTGAATAAGCCCGGCTACTGCTGCATTGATAGCTTTTGTTACGTCTGCTGTCTTTGCGTATGCTGTCAACGCATTTGCAATAGAGGCTGCAACTTCTACGGTCTTGGCATAATCCGTTAGGTCTACTTCCCAGTCTCCCACATTTTCCAGTTTTCCGTTAATAACCATATACTCACTGAAAAGATTCCCGGATGCTCCACCCTCATTTGGTACCATGTAAATTTTCTTTTCTGCGTCTGGCGCTGACACGTTAATATCTGCCGTGCTGCTCACTGTCACACGGCTTAAATGGTCTGCGCTCGCTACCGCCGTTGAGATAGCTTGCGCAATCTCTGTGGCTGTCATGCCGTCCGTAATGCCGTATCCGGCAAGTGTGGTAGCTGCGTTTGCCTTTCCATTGATTAAATTTTTTAAATCTTCTGCTAAATGCTCAACCGCAACTTTATCCAGATGCCCCAACGCACCAATTTCTGTTTTTTCTGTATATCGTTCTTTAATTTCGTTTACCAGAAAAGTGAGTGTATTCAATGTCACTCTCTTAATTGCCATTTTTACAACGCTCCTTTTTTAAATAAATTTTTAATGTCCTCTTCATTTACTTCATCCACAGACACGTCGCCTGAATCTTCTCCGCCTATTCCCGTATACTCACTAGAGAGGCTTAAATGTGTTTTTAAGCACTCGTAAGATTTCCAGAATTTTTCTGATTTATCAGAATATCCAAACTCCGATTTACAATAGAGTGTAATTGCACGGATGATTAAAGCGTCATTTTCATCAATCTTTTTTACGCCCACATCCCGCAAGTCCATTTTACAAGCAGCGATACAGTCGTTAATTTCTTCTGTAATTTTTTCACTTGTGCTGCTGATACGCAGCGCCGCCCGCATCTTCTCTGTTAATGTTGTGGCATTTGCTGCCATATCCTGCACCCCGCTTTCAAAATAAATCTGGACTACGTTTCCATAGCCCAGATGCTTACTCTTTGATTTTTGCAACCTTTTCTCTTTCCAGAATTGCTGCCCGTTCACGACTTACAGTAAAAACTTCTCCCGGCTCTTTCACTTCGTTTAGTACCCTGTCTAAGTACATAGCTGTTACCTCTACCGTAACCGTTCCGGCTGCCTGCGGTTCGTCGTCCTTTTCCGGCTCTTCCTGCTCGTTTTCCTCGGCATATTCTGCCGCCGCCTGCTCTGCTGCCTCTTTTTCCTCTTCTGTCAGCTCGCTTTCGTCTGGTATCTCTACCTCAACCTCTGCGCAACGTTCCGCAAGTTCTTTGATTGTCCCCTCTGTACTTACGCCCAGCTCTTCCGCAAGTTTCTGTAAATCGGCTTTCTTGTATTTCTCCAGCTCTTTAACATCTAAATGCCCTTTCATAAATATCCACCTTTCTTATGCACTTCTCCCCATGCAGATAGTAACAAGGCTGTTTTTATCAACTACCTTTCCGTCCGCAAGCATAATGCCCTTTGTTACTTTGTCGTCGGTGTCGTTGTCCTCATACTTCTTTACGCCCATTGCGTAGTTGGTGTTAAGTACATAGTCCTTAAAGTTGAAAAGGAACGCAAACGCTGTATTCTCTCCTACTGATGTGCTATAGGTCGGTACATAATCGCAGCACACTACCTGTCTGCCCAGTAAAAAGCGCTCCGGCTTTCCTGCAATACCGTAGTTTACTCTGCCGATAGGCTGCCCGTTGCTATCAGTCAGTCCGTAATACTGCATGAAAGTGTTTTTGCTCATGCACCATACTGCCCCGTTTTCGTATGCCTGCGGTAATGCTGCCTCTGCTGCGATTAAGTCCACATAAGCAGGTTTTAAGCTGGTAAGTTTCTGCCCCTCTGCTGGTGTTTCGTTTAAAATTCCTTTCGGTTTTCCGTTTCCGTCGCCGCTGATAATCGCCTGCTCAAGTGCTTTCGTCATAGCCTCTACAATGTTGTTAATCAGCATAGCCTCAAAAGCACTGATTGCCATTGTGTCAACTTCCAGACTTACCGCAACTGCGCAGCGCAGCTTATGATATGCAAAAGTAATCATGCCGTCTTTTGTAGCGGTAAATTTCTGCTTTTCGCTGCCTTTTCCCTCTGCTACCCATGTTGCAGTAGGCTTAACCGTAGACACCGGGATAGCCACGCCGCCCTTGTATGCAGTTCTGGTTACAAGCGCTAAAATCATGCCCGTACTTTCCAACTTCTGCACAATCTGGTTCAGTACCGTTGTAGGGATTGTTGCGCCTACGTCCGTTGTGCTGCTTACGGCATCCGCTCTGTACTCTGCCGGAATAGCTGCACCACGGCATACATAACGCATAAATGCCTTTCTGTATTCCATGCTGCCGTACTTGTCGCCGTCGTCCCCCTCGCCTGCTACCCCTTTAAAGTTTCTAAGCACTGTCGGCGTTGTTCCCTCTCCTTCTACTCCGTCGTCAATCGGTTCTCCTGCCGCAATTCTGGCAAGCAGCTTATTTCTTCTCTCTGCCTGCTCCACAATCTGCGTGCGCTCTTCCTGCAAGTCTGTTACCTCTGTTTCCAGTGCTGTAATTTCCTCTGCGGTCAGTTCTGCCGCTCTGGTGTTCAGCTCGTTTCTAATCTGGGCTAATCTTGCCTCAATCTCCTTTAATCTCATGGTTTCTGCTCTCCTTTTTTCATGTTATAAATTTGCCCTAATCTTTAGTAGTGCAACCCGTCTTTTAAGCAACTCCTGCCGTTCTGCCTCATAACTCCTATGCGCAAAATTACGGGCGCTTATTTCAGTATCCCCGTTTGCTGGTATGCTCACTGCGGATACATCATAAACCTTTTTGATTTTTAAAATCGTCCTCGTGCGTGTTACTCTGTCGTATGTTTCCTCTGCCACGGTAAACGCCCATGACATTTTAGTAATCATGCCTGCTTCAATGTCCTGATATAACCCACGGGCTAAATCTGTCTTTCCTAAATCAGCCGCTACTAAAAGCCCCTTATGGTCTGGTACTAAAATAAGCGTCTTATTTGACTGTCTGGCAAATACCCTGCCCGCATGGTCGTACTGCATGATAACGTCGCTCATGTCTGCGCCGTCCAGTGCGTGTGCGTCTATCCTTTCGTAAAACTTTGTCCCGTCCTCAAATTCATAAAGCAGATACGGCTTGTCAAAAGTTGTAGCGTACCCCTCTACGTAATAGTCTGTATCTATTCTTTTGGCTGCTGCCTGCGCAGTCAGCGGCGCTGCCAGCGCCCTATATTCCCTCTCTTTCTTAATCGGCATTGTTTACACCTTCTTTCTGTTTCCCGTCGTCTGGCGGCTCTTTCGGCTCGCCCTCTGTCGGTTCTTTTCCCTTTCCACCGTCTGTACCCTGCTGCCCCGCCTGTGGTACTTGCTGTATGATAATCTGCGGCTCTTTGTTGCTGTTGTTCAGCTCGCTTACTTCCGTATATTCCTTTCGGATATAATACTTTTCCCCGTCCTCTACGTGTGACATATTCCATATATCCATTACCCCGTTACGGTTCAGCAGCGCACGGTCAAAAAGCTGTGTGCTTACTTGCAGCTTTGTAGCGTTGCTGGCATATTGCAGGCGGTTTGCAGAAAAAGTAATAGCATTTCCGCACGCTATCTCTCTGTCTGAAAATGTCATGTTTGACATAACAAGGGAAAGCTGGATTGCAAACGGTTCTATCTTTCCCTCGTAATATGCGTTCCACGTTTCCTCATTGAATTTGTTTTGCAAAATATCCATGTTTGTGCCAAAATGCGTGCATACATTCTCTTGTATGTTCTGCATCTGCAATGCGTTTGGCGTGTATGGTTTGCTTTCTACTTGTTTCAGCTCCGAAAACTTATTATCATAAATAATCATGCCGCTGTCATTGTCGGCGCTTAAATTGTCCTCGGTAAACCGTTCCCGCTCTTTCTTAATATCCTCTGGTTTCAGCATATTTGCCACCTTTGCCAGAAAGCGGATATTTGCAGAGTTTTTGACGGCATTTATAATGCCCTCATTCTGCGTATGTATCAGCTGCATAGTCGGCTTAAGCGTGCGGTTATCCTCTCCGAAAAGGTCGTCTGTGTACTCAAAGTCTGTTATGATACCTACTTTTTCAAACTCAATAGCCCCATGCTCCCCATTTGCAAACAGATACCGCAAGTAAACCTGTCCTTTTACCTCTACCACCTCGCAGCGTTCCGCACGCAGCGGATACCAGCCGCATAGCCTGCCTATTTTGTCCTCGATAGGTACAATAAAAGCGGTATGCTCTACTGCTACGTAGGTCGCAAGCCGCTTAATAAACTTTGTAGTATCCATGAAATAGTTAGGCTTATGCTGTAATGTTTTTTCCAGATGCTTAAGGGCGCTGCCCGTAATCTCCGGCTTTAATTTGCTGCAATGTGTAGCAAAATTATTTACTGCTGTCCTCGTCAAGTCCATTTCGTATACACCGCCGCTATAGCTGGTAAACGTAGGGCTGTACCCGTTCAGCATCTTAAAATAGCTGTCAATATATCGCAGCTCTTTCCCATGAAAAAGATAATCTAAGAATTTGATACCGTTCACTCTCCTTTCTATGCGGCGTTTTTCAGCAGCTCGCCGCACTCTTCCCAGTATTTCTGCCGTACCGTCATTGCATCAATAACAGATACGAAACCGTCAATGTGCGCCCGCTGCTCTATCTTAATCGGTCTGAATTTCCTTGTTTCCATATTGTGCTTAAGCGCTACGTTTAAAAAATGTGTCTTTAGTAAATTGTTGTCGGCAATCTTAAAATTGCCGTCCTTTATGATGCCCTCAAACTCACGGATAACTGGCGTAAGGTTTTCGCCCTGGTATACGTCGTCCATGTGGAAACCGTAATTTGCCATATCGGTAATAAGGTACTGTGCGCTATATCGGTCGTAGCCAATCTTAAGCGGTCGTATTCCGTATACTTCCAGCAGCATAGTAAACCAGTTGTAAACGTCGTGATAGTCTACGTAGTTCTCGCCGCTTAAAGTAATCAGCCCCTTTTTAACAAATATGTCATAAGGCACGCCGTCCGTCGCCTGCAAGTGTTCAATTCTTCCCCGTGGCATAAAGAATTGAGTAAACGCATATAGCTTACCCTCTTTCTCAATTACCACGCTTGCTGCGGTCAAGTCTGTTGTCTGGCTTAAGTCAATGCCGCCCACGGCGTAACAGTCCCTAAAGTCCTCTAAGGTCTTTTCAACGCCTGCGCCGTCTACTGTCGTATATTCCAGCCATGCAATAGAGCTGTTCTGCTTAATATTGCAATACTTCGTCAGAAACTCTGCTTTCTTGCTTAAGCTGCCCTCTGCTACGGCTATTTCATCAACGAAAAAGCTTTCTTTTACGGAAACGCCCATGTTAGGGTTAGCCTTTTTCAGCTCGTCCAAATCGTTCCACTTTTCCACGTCGTCAATCATGTAGAGGAACGGTAAAAGCCTACGCTCTTTGCTGTTGCCCTTTAAAAAGCTGGTACTGCGTTTCATCAGTTCGTCATAAATACTGTCGTTGATATATCCAGCTGTACTGATACTCAAAATCATAGGCTGGGTACGTGCGCCTAAAGCAGATTTCATAACCTCATACTGCTTAAGTCCAGCGTCCCCGCTCCATGCCGCCATTTCATCACATACCACCAGCTGCGGGTTAAAACCGTCTGATTTCTTGGCATTGAAAGCAATCGGTTTTACAAACGTGTTGCTTTCCTCAATGTAAATATCACTGCGGCGTTTCTTCGCCAGCTCTTCAAGCTCCGGCTCTGCCAGTACCATTTTATGAAAGCCGTCGTATACAAGCGCTGCTTGGTCTAGCTTTGGTGCTAAACAGTAAATTTCCTGCCCGTATTCCGGCTCTAAAAATGCCATGTATGCAATTATCGCAGACGCAAATAAACTCTTGCCGTTTTTTCTGCCGATAACTATAAATATTTCTCGGAAAATGCGTATTTTTTCCTCGTCTTGTACCCCAAAAATAACAGAAACTATAGCCTTTTGCCATAGTTCCAGTTTCAATAAATCATTGCGCCCCTTGCTGTGGTGGCAAAAATTCTCAATGAATTTAATAGCCTTATTTGCAGCTTTCGCATTAAAAAAATACTCCTGCTTTTCCAGTGCGTCCACAATGATTTTATATATCTGTTTTATCCATTTCCCCGCTATTATTTCGCCGCTTGTAATCTTTGCGTGGTACTTATAGATATAATTTTTATACGGTATCACTCCGGGCTATTCTTCCCGCAGTGCCGCCAGTTTGCTTGCTTTCCGCTTTGCTGCTGGCACTAATTCTGTCAGCTGCTTAATGATTGCTGCATAGTTCTTGCTTAAGGCTATGTAAGTTTCTGCCTCTGGGCTTTTCTTTGTTCCCCACTGGTTCTGCCCGTTCTGGTATTCGCTTGTCCAGCCGTCTTTTTCTATCATTGCCTGCAAGTCGTCCAGCTCGACACTCATAAAAGCAGCCTTTTCTATCAGCGGCGTTACTAACTTCTTTTTGTTTTCGTCTAAGTCTTTAAAAATTCCTTTAAGTCTGGTCTTTTCTGCTTTTATCCTCTGTTCTTTTGTCTTTTCTTTCCTTGTTGCCATTCTTTTACCCCGCTTTCAGTTCCTCTGCCCCATACCACACCCCCTACACCACGCCTGCGCACGCCCGTAGGGTAATTTTAGGGTATCCCCCTCGGTATCTGTCCCCTTTAATTTCTTTTCTGCATAGGGGGGATTATACCGCCGTCTGCATCAAATCTATAACGCAGCCTCGGTGCGTTCTTATGATGCTCCTTGTTGTGGCAGTCTTGGCATAACGCCTCTAAGTTATCCCAATTAAGCGTTATGTCTGTGTCATTGATATTGTCACGGTTAAGCCAGCGCTTATGATGTACTATCTTTGCAGGCTCTCCGCATCTCTCACAAATAAAGTCTTGTGACATTAAGTAAGCAGCTCTTGTATTCTCCCACGCTGCTGATAAATAAAAACTCTTAGCCCATTCTTTCACGCTGTCCCCTCTCTTTCTTTTAGTATCCCAGCGCCCTAAGTTTCATGCGCTGGGTGGAGGCTAAAGAATGAAAACAAAAAAGAGTAGGTTACTGCTGCCGCCTCTGCGGTTAAGCTCTCGCCTACTCTTTCCATGCTACCATTATATCTCTTTTGTTTTTCCATGTAAATTTCATGTTTTTTTCATTCTTTTGTCATGCCGCCTATTCCTGCTATCTTACCTTGTCCTCGTCCATTCCCCATAACAATACCGACAGCTCATTTATAATAGCTGTTATCCAGCGTCTTGGCGTGCTGTTTCCCGTATCCAGTTCCTCTGCAATCTTTGCATAGTCCATGCCCTGCATAAAGTACATTTCAAACGCCTTGTACTCTATCTCTCTGCCTGCTGCCTTTCTCCTGCGCTCTATCTCTTCTACTGCCTTGTCAATGTGCGCTGTCATAATCAGAGTTTTAAAGCGGCTGCGTCTGATACTCTCTAAGTATGTACGCTGCTGCTCGTCTGTCATTCCTGCAAGTTCCAGCTGCTCCCCGTCGCTTATTGCGTTCTCAATGTGAAAAGCTGCGTCCCGGTAACATTTCATCAGCATAAAAGTGTTGTGGTACTTATTCTGCTTTCTGTCTTTCTCTTCCTGCTTTTTGTATTCTGCTACTGCTGCCCGTGCTGCTTTCTGTATCAGCCCCTCTAACTCTGCCGCTGTAAATGTTACCCTGTTATCTTCCGTCTGCTCTTCCTGCTGCATTGCCTCTGCTGTATCTGCCATTTCCTGCGTTGTCGTTTCTCCGCTCTTATTTTCTGTTTCCAAATTCTGCATTTCCCTTTTTCTCCTTTTCTCCGTCCACATCTCCTTTTCCTCTTTCGTTAATCTCTTTGAGCTGTTGCCAGATGCTTACCAGCAGCAATGCAATAATTGTAAGTAAAATATTACTCATTATTTGCCTCTCCTTTCCTGCATGGTGGAAACGGGCAGTTTTTACAATCTGGGTTTTTACATCTCTCCGGCGCTCCGTTTTTCCAGTAATAACTACGCCTTTCTTTTTCACTCCAAAATACTTGCCTTGTTTCTATTCCTGCTCTTTGTAATTTCTTCTGTATTTCCCTAAGCTCGTCCCTATAAAATCTGGCTCTTACGTTCTCTGGTGGTCTTACATAGTCCAGCGGTTCTGCTTTTGTGTCTAACAATTCCCTTAAAATCTCTGCTGTAGTTTCCCCATACTGCCTAAATACTCCCGTAACTATAAAAGCCTTTTGCCAGATAAAAAGTTTAAAGCCTAATGCCGCCTCAACTTTCTTAAAAAATTCCTCTTCCGGGTAAATCGGTCTGTAAAGCCAATTTTCTAAATCTTTATCCATTTTCTACCGCCCCTTTTTCGTATGCTGTAATAACTGCTACCCGCAAACTGTCCGCTGCGTCCTGCCTCTTTTGTATCCGTTCCGGCTCATTAAGTCTAATATGCTCTAAATTGTCTTGCTGCATGATTTCCACTATCTTTTCTGCCGCTCTCCTGCTGTTTGTAATCAATTTAAGTACGCTGCTGCCGTTCAATGCGTTATTTTCATATACTCCATAATCGCATACCACTGGCTTTACTTCCCAGCTAAGAACATTTCCCTTAATCTCTAACGGCTGCATATAATCCGCTGCGTTCCGGCACACTGTCCCTGCTGCGTCCATTCCATTTCCCAGCGCACGCATAAAGTTTGCCATTACTCCCTTTAATGTTTCTGCGGCTCTCCCTATGCTTTCCATAAAATCAACTTTAGCAAGGGCTTTTATTTCCCTTGCTGCTGCCTTTCTCTGTTTTCTCTTGTCTATGCTTGCTGGCGGGTTTACCCCATGCCGTTTCTTATAATTCTTTTTCCACTGTCTGTATTTCATGCTTTGCCCTCACTTTCCGTTTTGTAATCGTCAATACTCATTTGTCCCGGAAGTTGCCCCCCCTCTGTGTCCGTTTCGGACACTTCATTAAGCCAGCCTTTTTCTACGGCTATCTCTTTTTCGCAAATTCCCAGAACGCAGTAGCCCTCTGCAATAGCTGTATGCGTTTCCTCTGTATCCACGCAGGATATATATACCTCTTTCGTATTTCCAGTAGCTCTGCCCTCTTCAAATTCTTGTATAACTGCAATCTCTCCGGCGCTGTACTTTTCATACTTCAAAAGCAAATACGGCAGCAGACCTGTACATACGGCTTTAAATGTCTGCCCGGAAACTCTGATATACTTCTTTGCTTTTTTGTCGCTTGGCAGATGCTCCATTTTTTCTACGTCCGCTTTCTCCTGCAATTTCTTCTTTGTTTCCCGGTCTATTCTGTCCTGCTCTTCGTTATACCTCTGCTCGTCTGTCTTTTCTGCCTCTGCCTTGTTTATGTACTGGTCGCACTTCTCACACGTCCCGGTCTTTACATTGCAATCCTTATATCGCTTGCAGGAATAGCACAATGATGTAATGCTTTCCGGGTGCGGTGTTTCGTAATCGTCCCCCGCTTTCTTCTCTGCCACCTTTGCGGCTATCTCCTTTGCCCTTATGCTGCCGCCTGCTGCCTGCTCCGCAATTTCCCTCTGCTCGTCCTCTGGCAACTTTGCCGCCTCATAAGCAGCCGTAGTACCCATGTTCCC